TTATGATACCTATTCATTTCATTAGCATACATTATGGTATCAAGAAAACCTGATAGACATCTATTAATAACATAAGGAGGATAATCCTTTATATCATAGGACAAGTCTTCCTTATTAAAGTTTATAGAATTCAACCAATCTTTAAGTTCACTCATAACAACTCCTTAATTTTATCTCTCCAATATTCTCTATCCTCCTCAGAAATCCAAGGAGAATTAACCATCACTTGAGCATGTTGCAACCACTTCTCATTGTCCCAATTTCTTTTAGGACCCATGTGATCTTTAAGAGTCATAGTTCATAAGGATTAACTCCTTTCTCTCCTTCTGTTCCCTCATATAGTCCCCAACAGAACGCATAGTGTAAGTAAGATCAAACTCAGAAGCACTCCAATCTTTAAATCTGTCCTTAACGAGCTGGTCAGAATTATAACTAACCATCTGAGGTATTGAAGTGTTAGAGCAATCTTCAGCAAATTTATCATGATCAAACTTCTTGTGCATAGATCCCTTCTTCCCATAAAGATTATCCTTTATATCATAAGGAGGGTCTGAGTAAATGAATATACCATCATGTAGTTGCTCTCTAAAACAATATTCATATGAGTACTGATTAATATTCCATTGAGAAATTATATTAGAATACTCAGGTAACTTTTCAATTCCCCTCATAGAGAAATTAGAATCAGATGCTTGCTTAGAGAATGATGATGACTCAGTAAGACCTGAGAAACTACATTTATTAACAATATAAAATGCTGCTGCTCTCTCTACACAATCCAAACTCTTATCATTAATTCTTATCTTACACTCATTAAAAAGTTCTCTTGCTGATTCTGGTACTGGATGATTAGTTTTATAATTCCTCACCTTATCTGTTAACTCATCTCCAAACTGCTGTAACTGCAACCAGAAATTAACAAGAGGCTCATATAAATCATTCACCATTATCTTAAGATGAGGATACTTCTTTGTTATATAAAGAGCAACACTACCACCACCTAAGAATGGTTCTCTAAATTCAGTATACTTATTCAAGTCTGGAAAGTATGCTGCCATTTTAGCACAAGCACGAGACTTGCCACCAGGATATCTTAAGGGTGTTTTAAGACTTTTCATAATATTCTTTTAATGCTCCACTCATTAAAGTTTCACTGATCTCACCTGCTGGTGTGGTGATTGTAGGTTCTACATGATCATTCTTCTCACCAAACTTTTTCTGGGGTAATGTTGCTTCCCATGCAGAAATCAATACCTCCAACTCTTTTATCCTATCCTTTGCTCTTTGTATATTTTCTTTTATATTCATTTGAATTCACACTCCACCATAATCTCAGTAAGACATGCAAGCATATTTATTTCTTGGTCTGCTACGAACGCAATTTGGTATTGATACTTAGCAATAATAAGAACAGCAGCAGGTATACTAGCAGGGACCAAGGCTGTGTAAAGAGTATCGTAGATGCGACGTAATAATACACCAGTATCGTTATCCAAATTATCGACGACCCACTTACGTACTTCAGTAAAGTTTTTCCCTTTAAGGTTTTGAAGAAGGTCATTAACCGCGACATCACTAAAAGTTGCAAGAATACCACTATCTATCTTTCCACCCACAGAGTATCTTTGACACTCATTAAGAACTCTTCTCCAATCTGGAAAGTGATTGTTAATAAGTTGAGCAAGTACTTTCTTATCTGCCTCTATTCTTTCTTGTTCCAAGATTGAGTTAAGACGCTTGAAAAAGCATGTTGCGATTTCTTGCTTTTGCTTTCCTTTAATTCCAAACTCGATGACAGCACATCTGCTGTGGAGGGGTTCAATGATTTTGTTCTTGTAATTGCAGGTAAAGATAAATCTGCAGTTGTTGGAGAACTCCTCAATACTCGCTCTAAGAAGGAGTTGTACGTCGGGAGTGGTATTGTCTGCTTCATCGATGATGATAACCTTGTGCTTCGACTCACTGCTGAAAGATACTGTAGACGCAAAGTTCTTGGCATTATTCCGAACTGTATCAAGAAACCTTCCTTCATCCGATCCATTAATGACATATACATCAACCCCCAATTGATTACACAGTGCCTTTGCTACTGTGGTTTTACCACATCCTGCTGGACCAGCAAGTAAAAGATTAGGAACTTCTCCTTTATCTAGGAAGTCAAGAAAGGTCTTCTTTATACTCTCTGGTAGAATACAATCTTCAATTGTCTTAGGTCTGTATTTTTCAACCCACAAAAATTCATCTCTCATTATGCACCAAATAGATGATGTTTAGATGTACCTGCATTATCATTAGATATATTTCCTATTCCAGTTTCTTCTGTCTCTTCTAATTCATATTCCCAATCTTCTATGACTGTATTAGCAAGCATCCTATCAGACAGAAGATCCATCTGTTCTCTTGCTATCTCCTCAGTCTCTGCATCAAACCAGAAGTCTATTGCCTTACCAATCCTCAACAAATGTGGTTGAAGTTTAGGTGCAATTCTATTGACATTATTCATGACTGCATTACCAGCAGCATCTGATACAGATCCTCTTAATCTAACATGAACAAGGGCTTTAAATCTCATTTCTTTTTCCTCACTGGCACATCAATAGTCCATGATGGAGATTCTAATTTAACCATCTTAAACTGTTGTCTGTTCTTCTCATAGGTGGCAGCAGGTTCATCACCAGCAGTCTCACCATAATGAGTTTCATTTAAATCCAAATATTCTAATATTGCTACATCAATCATACTATACAAAACATCCCAAGTCAAAGTATCTCTTAATCCAGATGCAATTCTATCCAGATCATTCTCATCAAGATACTCACCCTTACATATCTCTCTAGAGTAATCTCCATACTGAGTCAAGAGTTTTGCTCTTGTTTCTACCAACTTGTTAAGGTTGATAGTAATTTTCACATCATCATCAATCATAATTTAGATCCAATCTGGTTGTCTGGATGGGTCACGTAAATAATTAGATGCAACCCAAGGTTTGCTCCTAATGTAATTTTTGTAAGCAGTAAAAGTGTCAATGCTTGTGTCATGTTTATACTCATCAGGCATTGCTCTTGTAAATGATTTGGGTACAGTTGGTTTCCTAAGAGGAATAATACTTGCTGCTTCTTCTATGGCACTCTGGCAACTATGAACCTTACCATATCTATGGGTATACTCTTGACATAATGCCATGCCATGAGCAACTAACCACCATGTATTAGTAAGTGATTCATTTGCCCATACTGTACAAGGGTGATTACGAAATGCACCTTTGTCAGTATTGTATATACTACCATCTTTCTTATGCAACTGTCCATACCCATGACCCCACTTATCAGAACAGACAATAGAAAGCATTTGACATGTTTCTAATGGCATCTTAACTACATGCTTATCTGGTAAGCATTGAGCAGACACATAGGGTGATGGATCAGTTGCAAAGATATTCATTTTTTAAAGAATCCTAACCTAACCAATACTAACATAGTAATAGCAGTCCAGAAGATAATATACCACATATTTTAACGTTTTGTAGTGTTGCTCCTTGTTCTGTTGATTATACTAATGAATTTATCACCAGCAAATTTTCCACCAAGACACACATCAATCTCATCTCCATCTTTCCAATTAACTTCACCATTCATTTTGGTGTGTTGCA